GGTTATAGTTAAAGTAGTATCAGTAGGTATTGATGTTACCATAAATTTTATATCTGTAAAATCTCCAGATGCAAAATTAGAATTTGTTATAGATGTAAAATTATCTAATAATATAATATCACCTTTATTCATATTGTGTGCGGAAGAAAAAGTTAAAGTTACAGCTGCAGATCCGTTAGTTGTAGAAAATGCACTTGTTAAAGTTGTTGTAGATTTGATAGGGTGAATATCATAAAAGATACCTCCAGAGTATGCATATAAAATACTACTACCGCCAAGCGCTGCATACTTGATACCTGATGTATTAACAAAGTGATGAATAGCTGTATTACGTCCTGTCATTTCAACAGAACCTAATTGTGCCCAACCACCTATTTTTTCAGGTGAGCCGTATCTAAAACGTACGTTATCACCATTAACCCATTGGCTTTCACCACCGGTTGATGTAACTTGTTTATTGAATCCAGGTGCAAATTTTACTTTTTGTAACATATAAAATCCTTAATAATTAGGCAGGAGATGATGTGGTGGAATCTCCCGCCAAATTATTATATACAATATTATTTAGGTAATTTAAAGCCTTTATACCAAGCAGGCAACCCTAAAAAAGGTCTTTTATCATATAGATTTTCTTTAGCCATTTTAGAACTAGCTTTATTATAATGTAAAAATACTTGACCACAATCTTTACCTTTAAATTCTTCTCTCCAATGTTCTAGATCACAACCAGAATAGATTAACATATCACCTGGTTTAAGATCTACTTTAATACCAGCTTGTCCTTGTTTACCTGTTGGATCTAAATATATAGGCCACGAATCACCACCTAAATTTAATGTAGTAGATATTTCACAAGAATATCTATCTTTATGTCTAGCTAATACATCACCTTCTTTATATATTCTTGCATAAGAATATGTAGGACTTAATTTAATACCAGTGTGTTTTTCCATAACTGGTTTTACTTCTTTTAATAAAGTTTCCATGGCAATATCAGAATAATGCGAATAAGTATTTGGCACTTGTTCGTCGTTCCATATACCAAAGTATTCTGTAAAAGGTGAAATGTATTTTTGATCAAATAAAAATCTTGCTACATTTCTTTTATTTAAAAAGTATTTATAAACAAACTCTGCAAGTTCAGGTGAGATTGCATTTTTTAAAACAGAGTATTTATTTTTTTGAAACGCCGATTTTTTTGATGACATTTTTACCTCTCAATTGCATTTTAGATTTTAAAAAATTATCTATAAAATTTGGTTTATTTTTTAATGGACTAGATTCTAGTATAGTTTTAATAAAAGCTTTTTTCATATCTTTATTTTGCATTTACTACACTCTTTAATATTGCCTGACAGTTCCAATGTATAAACCTAAATGGTTCGTAACCCATGTCTACTGCATATTGATGCGGTAAATAAGACGGAAAAAACATTGTTCTTCCTGGATGAACTTTATAATTAATTTGTGAACTTGCATATGTAATTTTTGTCTTATCTATTTCTGGTAAAAGATTCATTACATTACCAGGTCTTGGATCTTCAAATAATGGTATGGATGTTTTATCACTTGCTTTTAAAAAATAAAAACCAGATATGTGACCATTCCAATGTGTATGTAATGTATGATGTCCACCACCTTTTTTAGCAAACTCTTGCACCCACATTTCAGTAATAAATAACTGATAATTAGTCATATCAAAACCCATTTCAACTAATAAATTATGAGCTGTGGCTCCTACATAATCTTGTAATTTTTTAAATTTAGGATCTCCTATTAACGATGTTGAATGAAACACATGACCCATATCTCCTTTATTACCTAGTTTTTTGTTACGTTCATTTATAGATTTTTTTAAATTTTTTTTAGACTCTTCTATGTAAGAATCAGATGCTTTATTTAATTCATTAACAAATCCAGGCTCATCTCCAAACCATATAGGACATTTAAATAAGTCTTCTCTTGCTAATTGTTTTGGAAACATTAATTCTTTTTTTATTTTTTTATTTTTCATATTATTTATATGGCCACCCTAAATTCCAAATAACTAAGCTATTTCTTTCACCTTTTTTAACTGGACATACTCTATGCCATACAAAACCAGGAAATACAACTAGAGATCCTTTCGGCAAAATTTCTGTACATTTTTTAATATTGGGTTTTTTATCAGGGTCCATATTTCTAAAATCAAACTCTAACTCACCACCTTTATAATCTTTAGGGTTAGATAATGTAACTGTTACAGACAGTTTTCTAATTTTACCATGTGAATCAGTATTAGGTCTATTATAAGGTTGATCCCAACCATCACAATGCCAATCGTAAAATTGACCTTTAGTATATTTTGTAAACTGACAAGACTCACTAAAATCCCATTGAAAATTCCAACCTGCATCTTTATTAGCTTGGTGAATGTATGGATGTATTTCTTTATAAATCCATCTGTCATTCATCCAAACAATATCAGAATTTCTTTTTTTCTTTAAATCTTTTGTTTGTTTTTCATTTAATTTTTTATGTCCATATCCACCAGTTACTGCCATTTGATCTTGTAGTTGTTTTCCATAACGAACAATATCATTACAGATACGTTCTGGTATTGCTGATTGAAAGTAATAATAATAGTTTGTAAGATTCATGTTCTTTCTTTTACCACAATAACTGTAATATACTTACTATCCACCTATTGTCAACGTTCCAGACGCAGTAAACTTACCTATTTTATCACCGCCTGGATGTGTAGAACCACAAAAGGCTGCACATGGTGTTCCTGCTAAAGTAAAACTACTTGGAACTCTTACAACAACAATTCCTGAACCACCTGCTCCACCATCGTTTGGACCTGATCCAGATCCTCCACCACCGCCACCTCCAGTGTTGGCAGTTCCTGATACTCCTGCTGTTCCACCTGAAGACGGACTTGGTCCTGGATTACCTCCAGCACCTCCACCACCAGCTCCTCCTGAACCATTTGGTCCTGGGCTTCTAAATCCTCCTCCACCGCCACCACCAGCGTATGAAGTATCGGGGCCTAAAATTAAATTAGGTGCTCCTGCACCACCATTTCCTGATCCACATGAACTTGGATTAGCAGGTGTGCCTGATGCAGTAGCACCACCTCCACCACCAGCTCCATTAGGACTTGGTCCTCCACCATTACCTCCAGCATTACCTTGGGGTGGATCAACAGGAGGTGTATTTCCTAATCCTCCATTTGGTCCTGGAGCTCCATTTGATCCTCCACCACCAGAACCCCCTGGCATTGTTGGAAAAATACCTTGACAACCTGGATTAGCACCACCTGCACCACCTCCACCACCTGTAGATGTTATGGTTGAAAAAATTGAATTATTTCCTCTGTTAGCACCAGTGCATCCTCCTTGTGCAGAAGATGCTCCACCACCTCCAATTGTAATTGAATAACTTCCTAAACTTAATTCTAATTCTGACCCTTGTAATGGACTTGGACCATATCCTGATGCACGATAACCTCCTGCACCACCTCCACCAACAACTCCTGGACTTGATGCTCCTGCTCCACCACCAGCTACTACTAAATAATCTACTGCTACTAATCTTTTAGGCCATGTTACAACTTCTTCCCTTAATTTTGAATAATGTGTTTTTAAATTCCATGCACCACTTGCTTTATTTAATTCTCTTGTAATAACTATTCCTGAACCACCGTTACCCGCTGAAGGTGCAGGGGGGTTTCCTGAACCACCAGCGCCACCTCCTGTATTTGCAGTAGCGTTATTACCTGCGTTAGAATTTATTGTTCCTGCAGAACCTCCTCCAGGACCTGCAGCTCCTCCAGAAGTTCCTGGTCCACCAGCGCCACCTCCACCTCCTCCAGCGTAAACACCGCAATTAGGTGCACCTGGAAAATGTGGACTAGTATCTGTGCCAGCACCACCTGCTCCACCACTTTTTGCATTACTTGTTCCACCAGAGTTACCACCTACAGCACCAGAGCCCCCTCCACCTCCAGATGCTTGACTACATCCTACAATAATAGAACCTGTACCACCGTTATTACCTTCTGGTGGTGAAAAACCACCTGCATTACCACAACCCTTACCTGGACCTGGATTTCCATAAGCTCCACCACCAGATCCACCTGGTGTTCCTTGTGCTCCTCCACCAGTTGATAAAACTGTACCACATAGACCTCCAACACTTGAATTATTTCCAGATGCTTTTGCTGTTCCTCCTGCACCAATTGTAATAGGTGCTGAGTTTGTAGATAAATCAATAGAATTTATAATTCTTAAACCACCTGCGCCTCCACCGCCACCTTGGTCACTTCCACCAGATGCACCGCCAGCGACTATTAAAGTTTTAATACTTCTTGTAGCTGGTTGAAAAGTTTTTGTTCCAGATGATGTATGAACAGTTTGAGTATTTTTTCCAAAAGAAGTTATATTTCTTTTGCCAATTAATCCGCCGTTTTGTCTAGCCATTTGAGTCTCCTATCCGGATACCCAAGCTGATCCGTTCCAATCGTAAACTGTTGGATTTTCCGCGTTATCGTTTGATTTAGTTGCTTCCCAACCTTTATTGTTGTCAGCGTTATATTTAGTTTCATTCCATTTAATTTCATAAAACCATGAAGGTGTATCTTCGCCATCATCAACTACTGATGGATAAGTTATTGGTGCTTGCCAATCGTCACTTGAATCAAGTGACCATGAAGCATAAGGTTGAGGTGTTAAAAATTTATTTTTTGATTCGTTGTATACATGTCCTATACCTGCATATTTTTTTCTAAAATTATCATTGTAAGAAGTTTGTTTCCATATGCCACCACCAAAAAAATTTACACACCACGTTTCACCATCAACATGCATATCATTATCTCCTAATGTTCCACCATTAGCTGGTATATCATTTCCTACAACTACTACTCTTTTTACAACAAGATGTGTATCGGATGTAAAACCCGTTGGATCTGTTTTTGATTCTAATTCTGCAAAATGTGCCATATTATTTTCTCCTTAAAATTAATTTATATTTTACGCATGTCCAATTGTCAATGTCCCTGATGCTGTAAATTTAGCTATTTTATCACCACCTGGATGTGTTGATAATGTTCTTGCGCAACTAGGGCTTCCAGCTAAAGTAAATCCACTAGGAACTCTAACAATTACAATTCCTGAACCACCACTTCCAGCATTGGCACTTCCACCAGGTCCATTATCAGTAGCAGCTCCACCACCTCCACCACCAGTATTAGCTGTAGCATTACATCCAGCATCTACTGAAGGTGCGCCTGTAGAATTACCGCCGCCTCCACCTCCACCAGATCCTCCAGATCCAGCAGAATAAGCTTTTCCTTCTCCTTGACCAGCTCCACCTCCACCACCAGCATAAGTAGTAGAGGGTCCTAAAATTGCATTAGGTGCTCCTGCACCACCATTTCCTGCTGCACTTGGAGAAGCATTTGCACCAACAGCAGTAGCACCTCCGCCACCACCACCACCAAATCCACCTGGAATTGCAGCTTCATTAAATCCTAATCCACCATTATTACCTTGAGGTGGGTCTGTGGGAGGAGTGTTACCTGAAGAGGCACATGATTCGTCTC